ACCTGGAGCTGGATGTCCACCCGGTCCAGCAGCGGCCCCGACATTCGGGCGAGGTACCGCCGCCGCATCATGGCAGTGCACGTGCAATCAAGTCCTTTGCCGGAGGCCTTGCCGCAGGGGCATGGATTGGCAGCGAGCACCAATTGAAAACGCGCGGGGTAGGCAGCGGTTCCCGCCGACCGATGGATTACCAGCTCGCCACTTTCCAGCGGTTGCCGGAGGGCGTCCAGTACCCGGCGTTCGTACTCGGGTGCCTCTTCGAAATATGGTCTGCATACTCCAATGGTGATAAAATATGAGGAAGCATGCATAATTATTCATACGCCATCTATTGCCGTATATCCGCCGATCGACGCGGAACTGAGCTTGGAGTGCAGCGCCAGGAAGAGGCTTGTAGGCAGCTAGCAGAGCGTCAGGAGCTGGAAATATACACTGTCATCGTAGACAACGACATCAGCGCCTACAGCGGCAAGCGCCGCCCTGGATACGAGCAACTGCTGGACCTAATGCGCTCGAAGCAAGTGCAGGGTGTGATCGCGCTTCACTCGGACCGACTACACCGCTCCCCTACGGAGCTAGAAGACTTCATCTCAATTTGCGACACCAACCAGATAGACGTGAAGACCGTCCAAGCCGGCGTTATCGACTTATCGACTGCTTCAGGCCGCATGGGTGCCCGTATCTATGGTGCCGTAGCTAGGCACGAGGTAGAGCACACGATAGAACGTCAGAAAGCCGCGAAGCTTCAGGCAGCTAAAGCAGGACTTCCAAGCGGCGGCAACCGTGCGTATGGCTACGAGCAGAACGGCCTGGTCGTAATCGAGGAAGAGGCCGCGATCATCCGTGAGGCTACAGACCGCTTCATAGCTGGGGATTCATGGCGCTCCCTCGCCTCGGACTTCAACGCCCGTTCTGTCCCTACAGCCAAGGGGAACATGTGGAACGCGGCCAACGTGCACAACGTCTGCAACAGGAAGCGGAACATATCGGTTCGTACCCATAACGGGGATGAGTACGCAGCTCAGTGAGCCTTGAGACATGGGAAGACTTGCAGATCGCCATCGCCAGAGGACAGGCCATCTACAGCAAGCGCACGTATGCCAGGAAGCATGTCTTTAGCGGCTTCATCAAGTGCGGAGTCTGCGGCAACAAGATGAACATCATCAACGCCCAGGCTAGGGATGGAAGCTATCAGCCTGCCTATAACTGCCGGAAGAAGGACCACCGCGGCCAAGAGGTTGGCTGTGGCAAGGTCAAGCGCAAGCAGGCACCGGTAGACGATCTCATCATTGACTGCCTCATCTACCGTCTTGATACGCCAGAACTAGCAGCGATGGTCGGCAGCTCTAAGGCTGCTCCCCCACAACTCAAGCAGTTGCTACGCGACCAAGAGGCTCAACGCCATCGCCTCACAGAGATCTTGAACCTTTACTCAACCGGCGTCATGGAGCTAACCGAGTACACGAGCGCTAAGACCATCGCCAGGGCACGGTTAGAGTCGCTGAATCAACAGGTGGACAGCCTCACCAGTCGGGCCATCATTGCCAACGTCCCTATGGGGCAGACTCTCCGCGAGACATGGGACAAGGCCGATCTTGAGTGGAAGCGCCAGTTAGTAGACGTGGTGATCGAAGAAGTACTTATACATCCACGGCAACTTGGGGATGCGAAGTTTCGCTATAAGCAATGGATTTTCAACCCTGACCGGATAGAAATCCGCTGGAAGTCCTGATTATTAAGGAAACAAAAATGTATCCTTGACCGGCCAATTACACCTATGTAAGTCTTTAAGGCACGGCGTTAGGAGAAGGGGGACGCGAATGGCCGATGAAGGCTATACAACGCAGGTAGGCCGGATGCTTTACCACCTGTTAAAAGACGATGACCCAGCGTACATCCCTTTAGAGCCTGATAGCAACCAAACAATTAGCCAACAAGTAAAACGACGGGTTACAACCCAACATCCCGACGGCACGATCGAGTCTGTCGAAGAAACCATCACCCAAACTAGAACCACTTTCGATAGATAGGGGCAGTGTCATGGAAGCTTTCATTTTTGCCGTAGTGCTTATGGGATCAATTTTTGTTGTGCTGTGGTTCCTGCTGTCCAAGAAGGGCCAGCGCGCCGTCTTGAAGACTGACATCAAGCGTGAGATGCGTCGCGGCATGCGTGAGGAAGAGCTTATTGACGGTCTGCACGAACAGGCAGCTCGGGAGATCATCGAAGAAGAGAGGCGAAAGAAGGGACGTGCGTAAGGTTTGGGAAGCACTTGCCCTATTCGTCATCATCATCATTGTCCTAAGCATCGTCTCTGACGCTATCCAGCCGTACATGCCCATTATCGGCATCACGGCAGCGGCACTAATCCTGATCGCCTTAGTGATCCTTCTCTTTCGGTTGGTCATATCCAGACGTAAGTTCTGGTAGAAAAAGCCACGTTGTGCCAAAGTAACTGCAGGCATGGCGTGGCTTTTTCTTTCCCTCACACTTCCACCGACACTATTCATCGGAGTGCTTGTGATGAAGCTGCAAAGCCAAGCTCAACTTGATCATGACCGTAAGACCTACGTTCTGACGTTCCCCCAGGATCTCTCTGAGGATCGCGTACAAGCATGGCTACGGGCAGTTAGCGGCACCCTTCACGCTAGGCAGTCCCTTTTAGATGGCATCCCGACCATCGTCTTTGAAACCTGGTCTAGTGCAGCCGGCATCGAACACAGAATCAAAGTTCCGTGGCAGCACGCCGATGACATCATGTCTCAGCTACGTACTCACCTCCGCGGCCTTCGCTATGAACCGGCGTCTACCTTCCCGCGCCATGAGTGGACCTATGCTGTCGAGATTGGCGAGAGCAATCCCGAGAGAAGTCTGCGGATGATTAACGCCAACGACACGGCCGCTTCCATCCTGACTTCAATCGGTCAACTCAAGAATGATGAAGCTTTGGTCATGCAGTGGGTAGTGGCGCCAAGTAGACCGCAGCGCTTACCGGAAGACGGAGCTAGAACTGCTGCCTTCAGCTTTAGGAGTCTGCTCGGGATACCTGAAGCGAGCAAGGATGAACTCGCGGATCGTCGTAAGAAACTGAGTGAACCTAACTTCCATGCCGTACTTCGCGTTGCTGCAAAAGCTGAAACGAGGCCAAGAGCAGAGAAGATGGTCGGCAACGTCCGATCTTCCTTTACTGCACTAAACGCCCCTGACAATCGCTTCATCGAAATGCGCGTAACCAAGTCCAAGCTGCAAGAGCGCATCGACAGAGCAGCAACGTCGTTGAACCTACCGATGACTCTTGCCATCTCAGAACTTATCCCGCTCATTGCCTACCCGATTGGTGGGCCGATGGTAGCGGGACTCCCCCGGTCAGCTAGTCGCCATCTTCCAGCACCAGCGTCAGTTGCCCTTGAAGGGCTCAGTATCGGACGCAGCAATTTCCCTGGCAATGAACGGCCCCTCGCGCTTGAGTGGGCCGATATAACCAAGCACATCCACCTAACCGCACCGACCGACTCAGGTAAGACAACCACGCTAGCGAATTTCGGTAAGCAGGTTGCTGAGCAAGGCATGGGCATGATGGTGCTTGAAGTTAAAGACGACCTCTTTGATGCGATGCTCGACTACATACCGAGTGACCGAATTGACGATGTCATCATCCTGAACGTGCACGATACGGCAACGCCGGTCGGATACAACCTGCTTAGTGGCAGTGACCCAGGACGGGTGATCGATGAGATTGAAAAGACCATGCTTCACATCTACGGCTCAGGCTCCGATGTCTGGCTGAAGAAGATGATGTTCCATGGCCTCAAGACCCTCATGACTCGGCCAGGGATGACCATCGCTGATCTGCCTGCTCTGCTGTCCCCGAATCATTCAGAGGTTGCGTGGCGGGATGAACTGATCCAGGAACTCAAAGACCAAGACTTGATTGAGTTTTGGAAGAACTTCAAAAAGAAATCTGAAGAGAAACGCGAACAACAAGTACAGCCTGTCCTAGACCGCTTCTGGCACTTCAACTCGCGCCCTGAACTACGTAACGTGTTCGGTCAAAGCAACAGCACGTTTTCGATGAGGGAAGCCGTCGCTAACAACAAGATCGTGCTGGTAAACCTCACAAACGTAGAGGCCACATCAGCTATGTTCATTGCTTCTATGCTGGTGGGTGACTTGTGGAAAGCGGTGAGGTCTAACAAGCCAGACAAACCGTTCGTTCTGTTTGCCGATGAAGTGCAAGACATCGTGCGTATGCCGATTAAGCTGGACCAGATGCTTGCCCAAGCTCGTTCTTACAACCTGTCGATCATCATGGCGAACCAGAGTGTTAGCCAGCTACCCGATGAAGTGATTGCAGCAGCGCAGAACAACGCTCGAACTAAGATTGTCTACCAGCTTGAGCATGACGACGCCGTTAAGACAGCGAAGATGTTCGGTTCTGGCGTCACACCTAGCGACCTGATGAACCTCGCAAAGCATGAGGGATACGCCAGGCTCTACACGCCAACTGGGGTGAGTGCACCCCTAAGTCTTGTCGCCAATCCCCCAGCAGACTCGACCGGTAACAGGTGGAAGGTTCTTCAAAAGAGCCGTGACACCTACGGACGAGACGTACTGGAGATTGGACAACAGATCAAGCAACGGCGTACAGCAAGAAAGACCGATCCTGCTAAGCGGCCAGAAATCGGTATCAAGCCTTGGGGTAAGAACTAGTTAGCAGCGTGGTAGGCGTCTTGAATGGACTGAGCTACGCGCCCACGCTCTGACACGTCATAGCCGTTGTCTTTTGCCCACTGGCGGATCTTCTGAAGCTCTTCTTTGTTTCCACCGGGCTTCCGCATGGTTGACGGACCCTGTGCACTCGCACGAGGAAGACGAGCGGTTACCTTAGCGGCCTTTTCGATGTACCTGTTGAGGAAGTTCTCAAGTTCCTCAGCGTTCTTATCGGTCAAGTCAATCTCGTACTGGTCATCGCCCCAGCCGAACTTGTATGAGGATGCGCCTTCTGAGCCATCCAGGTCATCACGAACTATGGTGATCGTTTCTTTTGCCATGATTCAAGACTAACGCAAAAAGCCCTAAGACGGCGCTTAGGACTTTGAGGATGGATACTTAGTTGTTTTTGATGCTAAGACTGCTTACAGAGCGTCTCAGCGTGTCGTAGGACTATTCTTCTGGTGGTGTGAGAAGCTGCTTGATGGTCACGAACACTGCATTGATGCCGCCAACCAGTGACGCTCCCACTAAGCCGACAGCTAGGTTGACTACCGTTGTTTGCCCGCTAATGGCTGCGTTTACGAAATCTAGCCCGACTAACGTTATGGTTCCCAAGAAGCCGGATACAAAGGAGTATCCGAGCGCTTTTAGGATCTTAGCTGCCTGTTCTTTGGTTATTGGGGTCATACGTTGTCCTTATAAGTGTTCATTAGGTTTGTTGTGGCATCTGTATCCAAGCCTCTGCTTCTTGCAAAGCCCAAAATGATGAAAAAACTGCTGCATCACTTCTCTCCTTTTTCTTTACGATTTATTAGCCAGTCCAGGAACGACAAGGCGGCTTTCCAGATGCTCCTGTTCTTGGCATCCTGATCTTGGGTTGCGGCGGCTTCGGCTTCCTGCTTGGCGATGAGTTCGGCCGCAGCCGCCTTTTCTGCAGCAACGCGAGCTTCTTCAGCTTCGAGCGCTTTGCGCGCGGCTTCTGCTTCCGTCGCGAAGCGGTCTTGCTCGGCCTTCTGTGCAGCGAGGCGAGCTTCCTCTTGACGTTTAGGCTCGGCATCTTTTGCAGCTTGGGCCGCTGTCGCTTTGAGAGCCTGAAGATTTCGATACTCCTGGGAACTGGCTAGGTCGGAGCGGACAAAATCAAGCGGCTTCTTGGTGTAGGTATCGATGCCACCCTGGTCGGCTTCGCGCTCCAGGATGTCTCGGTAAGCTTGGCGTACTTGATCAACGGTCGCGTTGGGTACGGAAGCAACGACGAACTGACTAGGGTCAATGCGACCCGCGAAGCCGTTCTTGAAGTTCGGTGCCAGCGGTAGGGCTTCGAAATGAAGATGAGGGCCTGTTGCAGCGCCAGTTGAGCCGACATTGCCGATGTGTTGCCCCTTGCTTACCCGCTGCCCTTTGCTGACAGTCGTGCTGCTGAGATGGGCATATCCCGAGTAGACTCCTCCGTTATTGATGAGAACGCAGATGCCGGCCGGCGCGCCCATCCAAGAGTGGTTTTGCCCCCATCCTTCAAAGGCGACAGTGCCTTCATCTGCTGCAAAAACCGGCGTCCCTACCGGTGCAGCGTAGTCATCACCGTTATGGCCGTTGTAGCCAAGAACCTGCTTGTAGTACCAGCGTCCATCCGCCTGCCGAAAGTCTGCTCCAAAGCGTTGGGTTATATTTGCGTTAATTGGTTTCTGAAAGCTCATTCATGTTGTCTCCGTTTATGGCTTATATATGCTCCCTGGCAGGTCGTCCAAGATTGTTTGAATCGCTGGTCCAAACCGGCCCTGGGTGCCGGTCCTCTCCGGTTCCGGAGGCGCGCTCGTCGTGGGATAGTTCACCGACGGCTGCGTTGTATCAACTAGTGGCGCTGGAGCAGCTGCAGCCGGCGGCTGGAATACTTGGCCCGATTCTGTAAGACCACTCGATGGTTCCACCTCACCCGTTTCACCGCACTTAGCGAAGTTCTCATCTGTACGCTCGATCTCGGGCAGCAGGACGATGCAACGGATGTAGCGCTGCGTCTTCTTATGCTCTTTCTGGTTCTCTTCTAGAGCTTTAGCAAGAGATTTTTGTGCTTTCGCGTCCTGGTCGAGACGCTGAGTGTCAATGCTCGACTGCAGGTTGGTCAGCTGAATAAACTGAAAGACAACCAAGATGAGCACGATGAAAGCGGCCCGCTTATAGACAGCGATACCAACACCCTGCGCGATCTCAACGAACTTAGTCCCACTCATCTCTTCATCCCCGCGATCTTGATGAAGTCTTTTGAGATCGACAGACCAAGTATCCAGAAGACAATGTCGGGGACCGAGTCGGAGTAGACGGCGTTGATGAGTACGCACAGGACGAGCCCAACAACCGAGACGATAGCAAGGGCCGTATCGCTCTTTTCCTCCACCTCGCGTTTGAGTGGCTGAGAGACGGACTCATGTCGCTTGACCATGTCTCTGCTTCCACGCGGCGTACACCTCGGCAATAAGAAGCGGAAGGGTAGCTCTCATGCCCCAACCGATCAGTCCCCCGACTATGGCGCTTAAGATGTCGATCATATGGAGCAGCCCTTGCCCATCACTATGTCCTGCTCACTAAGAAACCGTTGAAAAACGTAACGTTAGCCCCAATTACTACATCTCGGCTTTCCGAGCAAAAGGCGAAAACCTCTAAGTAATCTCCAGCATTAAGATATTCCAATGATGAAATGGCGTGACGAGGCAGTGTACGTGCATCCCCGCTGCCGGCTAGACGCTGTGACGATTTCTTATAAGCACCATTGACGTAGAATAGCGCCTCAGACGAACCGCCAGTTCCGGCGCTGCCAATTCCAACTTGGATATTGATTTGATAATAGCCGCTAAGAGGAACGACGTAGCGGTTGTTGGTGGTATCGAAGTTATTGTTGGTGTCGAAAGTTTTTGCGCTGAAAGGTACCTTGATAGTCCCACCGGCACCTGTACTAGGGCTAGTAGTTGTATAGACACTGAACTTGTAGGGGTTACTTAGCTGGCCTGCAGGGAGGACTACCCCACTGCTTGGTGAAACGAATACACGCTTGTCGGTGATGTTTGCGTTAGTGATTTGGGTGACGCCGTTTCCAACAGCTATCTGCGCCAAGATTATGTAGGGATTAGCAGCCCCGATGGCAGCTTGAATCTGGCTCATTGTCGGTACGCTTGGGGACCCTGCTGGCGTACCTGCAACAGAGGCGAACTTGAGGACGTTATTTGTGTTGTTGACGTTGTTTGCGACTGTAGAACCGGCAACCGCCTTATCCACATAGGCCACAATGTAGTCGATACGCGGCGAGCTATTTGCTGTCGCGATTGTCACGGACTCATTAGCGCTCGTGTCATGGCTGATTAGGTAGCCATAGCTAGCCGGATAGGTGCCGGTAGTGATCCTGCCGGAACCGGGCTTCACCTGAACCGTCATGTTTGCCGTGGCGGCGGCGACAACCTGAAAGCCCTCAACAACGTCTCCGACCCAAAGGCGGTTGATCAGCAAATCCGTACCGTATTCGTCCGTAGTTCCGCCATTATATGAACGAGTTTTGAAATAGCGCTTAGTCTCTTTTATGTTTGATTATGTTCTTAATGTAAAACATCGAGCCCTTTTTGAATAGCCCGATTATGGCGTCACGGTCACTGCAGAGTAGGAGGCTGGAGAGATAGTCCAGAAGGTAAAGCCCACACTAACGGACGTATATGTCAGACCGTCACTCTTCATATAGACGCGGAACTTCTGTACTCCATCAACCGGTGGCAAGGGGTCGTATCGATAAAAGACATCTCCGCCCCCAGGGGTGGTCAGAATGTTGATAGCGAAATCAAAGGCCCGGGTTTTTTGCAGCAGTATTCGGCGTCAGGGTGATCTCGATGCACTGAGGCGTCGTCGTCAGGTTGGTTAGCGTGTGATCCACGTTGGTGTTCGGGTTGGCCACCCGGTATATGCGAACCGTGCTCGCGCCGAATGTTTGATCCGCACGTATCTCATCGAGCGTTCGCCGATAGTAGAGAAGCTTTTCCTCCAGCTGAGCATCGGCTTCCTGATCCAGCCGACTCATACGATCCTCGCGTAGGTCACGGACACAGGAGCGGTGCTGTAGATACGGGCCTTGAAGTAGAACGTGCTCGCGCTGACCGCGTTTCTAGCCCCGATAGTGAACCAGTACTGCATCACCATTGGATCGTCGGTGATGAGCTTGTTGTAGAGGATCTGGTAATTGCCCGAGAAGTTGTCCCTATACGGGGTGCTCATGTTTGGTATCCACACTTCCGGCGTAAAGGCGGACAGAAAGCTGCCGCTATCTGTGGAGGTGGCCGTGACGATGAGGGTTGCAAGGGGCTGGTTACCACCTGCTGAGGCAGCGAGTGCACCTGTGAGGTCATAGGCGATTGCGCTGGAGTATTCGTACATCCTGGCCTCGGTGTACTGACGGCCAGTTTTCAGTTCGCGAAGAGTGACACCGATGTTCCTGGTGTCTTCCAGAATCTTATTTTCGGGTTGTTGGTTGATTCTCGTCGTCATAGGTCTCCTAGAATGTCAGCTCCAAGGCAGTGCCCTTACACGACGCCATGACGCGGATCTTCAGGTAGATAGAGGCACCGCTTGCCCCAGCAGAAACGCCGATGATCCAGGTCATCTTGTTCGGACCAATAAACGGTGATGGTCTGGTCGCTGAGCTGAAGTAATAGGTGCCGGTGATGTCCCGCTGCTGGTAGTCGGAGAGACGATTCCCGCTCGATGTCCCGTTGTTGTAGATCTGGCAGTACTGGATGCCGTAGGGCTGTGGCTGGGTGCCGTCACCCGTGAATGTCAGGTAGAAGTAGCGGACCGTGTTCGCCGGAATACTGTGAGCGACGATGTCGAAGGTGTTGCTTGTCTGTGAGGTGAAGGATCGTTTGACCAAGCTACTCGCCGTGGGCTGACGGCTCTTAAGCTCAGCTAGATCGTGCTGCAGTCCTTCAAGCGTCGACTTTAGATTGTGTTCGACCTGCTGGCTAAGCCGATCATTCATCCTGGTCGACTCCGTAGCTGTCGAAGGTCAGGTCAATCGCACTCTCGAAGTCGTTCTCATCGATAGTCACGTCCATTTTTTCGATGCGGTAAAGGCCGTCGATATTGGCAAGCCAAGGGTGGTCATTTACCTTCAGCGGTATCCGGTCCCCAACGCCGAGGAACGTACCGCGAATCTCTTTACCTGTGACGGTGATCTTAGGAAGCTCCAGGATGTCCTTGGAGAGGGCCACGGCTCCCAAAGTGTTCTGGTCTAGTGTCGGCTGGAGGATGACGCTGTTGAACTGGACGATATTCTCGCGCACGTAGTACTTCAGCTGGCTAACGGTGTCGACCTGCGTGCTTTGTAGCTGATCTGCGCCAAAACCGGACCCGATGCCGTAGACCTTGTTGTAGAGATTGATAGCGCTGCGCCCTAGTTGGAAGCCGGCCACGTTACCTAGCGGCCCACCGTAAATGAACTGAATGTCCGTCCGCCTCGCTCCGATCTGCTCATACGCCCTGAACTGCTTGTCCCAAGTGAAATCAAAGTCGAAGTTGCCGTCCTGAAGCTGGGTGAGTTCCTGAATCTTCAGCTTTACGTTGTCACGCTGGTAGGTACGGTCGCGCGTGATGCCAGTCGCGTAGGAACTCCCGATCGTGACGCCGACACTGCCGTTTGTTTGCGCCTGAGTCGTTGTAAGCAGGTCTGAAGCTATTGAAGTTGCTTCCATGCCTGAATACGTCTTGGTGACGTAGCGGTCCTTAAAGAGGTTTAGATAGCCCGTACACGTGATCGTGACTCGGTAGTCCGTGGGGTTAACTCCATTACCCGCTCCGCTGTTCTTTAGGTCAAAGGACACATCAATTACTTGGGCGCCAAACAGATACTGACCGTTTCGCTTCACCTTGATGTCGGTGACGTACGGAGCGATGATCGTGCTTGGATCGATACCGCCGAGATGGTCCCGGCAGTAGGCCTCGAAGGCAAAGAGATTGACGCTAAAGGTGAGCGTTTCAGCTTCGTTGCGCTGGCGGGTGTAGCGGCGGTCAAAGCAATAGGCAGAGATATCAGCAATACGACTGCCGGTAGCACTCCAGACCTCGAACTCATACAGGCGTTTCTTACCGAAGTCCATCTAGATGCCTCGGTACCCACTCCTCCAGGAGACGGTAGCAACGACAGTGTCGGAGCTGTTTGTGGAGGTAAGACTGATGCTGTTTTCACCCGGCAGGAGTGCCCACCAGCTACTTGCAATGGTCACACTTGGCAGAACCGATCCACCGTTGAGCAGGACGGTGCGGTTGTACATGTCGATCACCAGGAGATCGCCGGCAGCTGTAGTGAAGCCATTTAGAGCGAAGAAGTCTCCTGTCGTGGTGTTTGTGATCATTGGGTTGCTCATCTGATTCGTCAGCGTGATGCGCGGATAAAGCGGGACATCGCCCGTGTTGTTGATGACTGTTGGCGTTGCTCCTGGCTTCCACTCCACCGGATTCCATACAATCGGCCACGTCACTCCCCCGCCCGTTGAAAGATTGACTACTGCACTCATGCCACCTGAAGACGAGTTGTCATAGATGGTCGGATCAGCAGCAATGAGCGAGATCTTGAATGGTGACTTACTAGCCGCACGGATAATCGGCATGTCCAAGCTGTCGAGGTAGCAGTTGATCAGGTACTGGTTGCCAGCGTTAGTCGTGATCGTCAGAGCAATCGTGGAACTAGCCACAGCCGCGGCAAGGTTTCTGCGAGCGGTTTCTAGCTCCGCTGCGTCGTTCGAGAAGATTCGTCCGGTCAGAGTGATTAGGCGCATCCCGTAGAACTGCGCGCTTACATAGCCACCATCTCGGCCGCTGTAGTTGCCAGCTGAAGTACGGACAGGCGGTAGGCCAAGACCTTCAATTGGTTCGTCCAAATAGCACTGATTGACGCTGTTTGGATCGTTGAGGATGAAGCCGTTTAGTGCGTAAATCATGCCAGCGCCAGCCTCCAACCAATGTCTTTAAGGAAGCGCTGCTCGTCCAAGTTGTTGTGGATGTTTAGGTTCTCGATAGTGATAGTTGGACTGCTGCCTCCTTGAGCTAGCTCGTTACGTGTTCGGTAGGCGGGAGTGACCTGGGATCCAGCTGGAAGATGCACTCTTTCTGGTCCGTTCTCACCGACGAGCACCGATCCACCAGGGGCATAAGAGGTACCGGTAGCAAAGCCGAAGCCTTTGGGTAGACCGAAGACGGCGTTTGTTTGGTTCTTTCCGCCAAATCCACCGTTCACGCCCGTCTTGGCATCCTCTTCTTTCGCTTCACGGATAGCATTAGCCATCGCCTGGTAGCCGCCAGCGGCGCGATAGGCACTGTCCTTCACTGCATCATTGGCTCTAATAACCTCTGCAGCTGCTTCCTTCTTTTGGCGCTCTGCTTCTTTGGCTTCGTTGGTTCGATCACGAACAGCAGCATTAGCATTCGCGAGCTCGTCATTGGCCCGCTTCAAGTTGTAGGCGGCTTCCCTAGCCTCAAGAGAACTAGGGCCATAGTTGGCGACCGCATCGTTATACGCACGCTGTGCTCGTTCAACCGCGAGTGCTGCGCCTTCTTGACTCAGGTATGCGCCGCTCAATCTGTCCTGGGCGTCTTTCGCCATGTTCGTAGTCTGCGTCAATCTGTCCTGAGCCGCTTTCAACGCGTCTGTAGATAGAGTCGTGCGATCACCCGTAAGTACGACTTGGGTGTAGGCGGTAACGATTCCGATAGCAGCGCTTGCAACTAGAGCCATGGGATTGAGGCGCATGGCAGTGTTCAAGGCAAGCTGGGCAACAGTCATTGTCTGTGTTTTAAGAGTTGCCGCGCCGACGATGAGGTTGTAGCTGACTATTCCCGCCGTCAAAGCCACAAGGACCGGCGTTGCTTGACTGAGCTGACTTGCTAGAGAGCTGAAGGTGCGGATGGCCACTTCAACTACTCGCAAGGCGGCGTAGACAGCCACGACTAAGGCCCCACCGATGTACCGAACGATGTCGCTCCTGGCTACCGCCTTTAGAGCGGGGATGAGCGCATTCGCGATGGAATCTCCAAGACCTACAAGTGCTGGATTGAGGACTCCGAGGACCGTTTTAGCCGTTCCCTTCAGTGCCTGGAAGGCCGGCTCAACCTTGTTGCCCAAGGTGGTGGCCATACTAGTGAGGGTAGGAAGAACTTTCATACCGACATCAATGGCTACAGTTTCCAGGGAGCTCTTGAGGGCATCTAGTGCCCCATTGAAGCCTGCGTTTTGAGCGGCTGCCAGCGCTGCTGCTGCACCTTGCTTCCCCACTGCGGCCGACATGGCGTCATAGCCCTGAACACCTTCCTTAATCAGGATGTTGGCAGCACGAGATGAGTCAGCCCCGAAGATTTGCTCAATGTGAAGAGCCTTCTGTTCGTCGGTCAGGTTCTTAGTGCCTTCTTCCAACTGACGGATCATGTCTCGTAGACCCACGAAGTTGCCCTTGGAGTCGTAAAAGTCCAGGTTCAAAGCCTTGAAAGAAGCCTTCGCCTTATCCGTTGTCGGGATGAGGTTCATGAACATCGTCTTTAGTGACGTGCCGGCGTCTGAGCCCTTGATGCCGTTGTTGGCCATTTCCCCTATGGCGGTAGTTAGGTCTTCGACCGGCACCTTCACCGCAGCGGCGTTAGCACTAGACATCGCCAAGCTGTAGGCAAGGTCCTTTACGTCCGCACTGGAAGCGTTGGCAGCCGCAGCAAGTAAATCCGCAACCCTGGTTGCTTCTTCGCCCTTTAGCCCGAAGGAGTTCAAGGCGTTAGCCGCAATCTCGGCAGCGGCAGCAGTATCCATCTGACCGGCCTTAGCGAGGGAGAGAACGCCTTTAGAAGCTGCCATCGTGTCGTTGACCGACAAGCCAGCTTTCCCGAGCTCAACCATGGCCAGAGCTGCATCTTTTGCGCTGATACCTGGGAGGCTGATGTCCTTGCCGAGCTCCCTGGACCGGGCGGCGACTTGGTTCATCTGCTCGACCGTTGCGCCAGAGACAGACTGGAAGATGCTGAGTGACTGTTCGTAATCAGCGGCGCTTGATATGGCAAACTTCGCCGATAGGACTGCAGCTGCGCCGGTTGCAGCGGCGGCTACGCCCGCTACTCTTCCTAGTCCGCCGAGAGCCGAGCTGAAACGAGTGGAGCTTTGCGTTCCATTGTCCATCTGATCAGAGATGTCTCTGAGTGGCTTAGATGCCTTATCTTCGGCGGATATAACGATATTGATTTTGTTTGAAGCCACGTGGTAAATCTCAGGACAGCTAATTCATAGGTTGCTGTCTTATGTTTTCCAATTTAACACGTTCATCATCGAGCGACCATATCAATCGAGCCTGATAAAGTGCCTCCCAAGGCTCGTTCTCTAGTTCCACTGCACTCAGATGGAAGCGTTCCCGGTACCTGAATTGAAAGAGCTCATCTAATAGATCTGCAGGCATTCCGGCTGCAAGATCGTGAACGATGTAATCACGATAGTGAGCTTCGAGTTGCTCTAGATCCTCGCTTTTAAACGGTCGTTACCCGTAGCAACACTGACCGCTTCCTGGAGCCAGGAGAAGTTCATTGCTTCAACAACGTCGGGAACATCAGTCGGTGCCACTTCTACAGGGCTGGCGACACCATTCTCGTCTGTACTCATGACGACGCCGCCCACGATGATCTCTAAGCACGCACCGCGGATAACCCCGCTGGCATTCTCATCGTCAGTGCCTTTTTCAAGGCTTGCAAGCCACTCTTTGCGCTTCGTTTCACTTGCAGAGCGAATCAAGAGATAGCAGTCATCCCAGCCCTCAGCAAAACCCTTTAAACTCATCTTTCGCTTAGCAACGATATATAGCGCCATAAAACCCTTTCAATTAAAAATATGCCTCTAGTTAAACACGAGGCATATTTTTAGTAAAGCCGAACTATACTGCTACGTAGCTTGGTCGAGTATTTTTCAAGATAGGAACATTTGATGCTCCAACCGCCTCGTCATACTCACAGAAGAACTGGACCGTCGCGGTGACCACCGAGTTCTTGTCTGTAGATTTCGACAGCTCGCGGTAGCGAACCTTAGTCGCTGTGATCTCTAGGCTTTCATTGCCGTTGACTAGGGAGATCCGCAGGGCTCTGATCGTGTTAGCCAAGAAGGCTTCTTCGTATTCCGTAGACTTCAAACGAACCACGAACTCACCGTTTGCTTTGTAGCTGCCAAGGTCGAACTCGACAGCATCCTTCGGCGCGCCGAGGGGAGAGGCAGCCTCAGATGGGCGAGACGACAAGAACTTGAGGCCCAAGGCACTGACTGCAGCAGCACCGGCTAAAGCTCCGCTGTTATCAGCGATCTTGAGCGTGATGTTCTCGCTGGTGAAGAGTTTTTGACTGGTGGTAGCCACAGTCTCCGTAGATGTGACACCTGTCCGCGCCTTAACTGCTGAAGAGAAGGTGACGTAGCCATTCTGCTCTGCGTTGATTTCAAGCGTTTCGAAGACGCCATACGAGTGCCGCTGCGACTGCAGAGGGCTCGATATAGCTAGTGTCACCGTCGTCGGGATGCTCGACTGCTTCAAGCTGCCCGTGTGTGGATAGATACCTCCGACAGCTGCGCCCGTCGTGATAGACCCATAGTGACCCAGTATGAAAAACCCCATGTCTACCGCGCTGATCTTGCCACCTAGCGTGCCTTCAACCCAGCGTGAGGTGGTTGCACTGTCGTTGACTTCATCGACGACTCCCATAGCGCTGTCATTCTCAACCACGTTCGTCTTTGGCTGTAGATCAATAACATCCCAGCGCAGGAAGGTCTGAGGGGCTACTCCTGCTCCTGGTGTGGATGGGCTTTCAATCCCAATACCTACGCCTATTCGTCTTGCTATATGTTGATCAGCTGTTGCCATCACCTACCTCTTCTTGATTAGTTTTTTCATCTGCGATGGCTGCTTCAACGTCTGCTAGATCCGCCACTTCAACCGTTTTGCCGAGTGAAGGGACAAAGAAAGGCTGAGTGTGAGCTTTTACCGCAGGAGTTTGCTTCTTTGTGGATTTATTAGCCATGTCTTTAATGTAAGGCAATTACTGCTAATTTAAAAGGCTAGGATTGGACCGGGATATCGACGGGATAGCTGATAGGGAAAGTAATGTGACCCTCTGCCGTAAGGTCGGCTAAGCCCTCGCCCGATACTCGAGGATTGATACCGTATTGAACGTTCATAGTCCCCGCGATAGCAGTAATGCCCTCTGTTGCCATGGTTCTAATGGCACCTTTGACCGTGCGAGGTAGATAGAAGCCCGTCTCCTGGTCACGCTCCCCCACGAAGTTTCGTATCTTCCGCTCAGTCATATTGAGCGGGTTCACCTTGTCACCGTCAAAGTCGTCGCGCTTGTCGAGGACAATCTTCACCGTGATCTGATCGGTCACTTCATCCTGCTGCCAAGAGTCAGCTTCAGTCTCATCACTGGTCTGCGTCACGATGATGCAGGGCAGGTTGAACAAGGGAATGGCCTCAGGGTCGCCGTCGTAGTACGTCTTGAAGGTGTCACCAAAGGTGTCCTTCATGAGATGGAGGATGCGTGGGACGTTGTTTTCGTACGGACTAGACACCGGCTGCCTGCATCTTTCCGTTGATGTCCTCTGCGATGTAGTCAACGACTCGGCGTTCACGCTGATCATCGACGTGCATCATGACGCGCTCTGGCAAACCACGGCCCTCCTGGTGGTAATCGAAATACTCTGCTTCATTCCAAAGACTCGCGGTGAGCTTGGTCGATTTGTGCTTGAAGGATCGGTTCATGAGTCCAGACCGGATGAGGGGTGGTCGACCTGGGAAGGTCCGCGCCTTGAAGCCAGCGTAGTTGTCGTTAAGCGCTGCCCAGGGCTTGCCGAACACCTGACCGCGCGAAGCAAAGACTTCTCCCGAGAAAAACCTGGTGTGATAGCGGCCGGATTCATCCATAGAGTCGCTGAGGTCTATTACCGAGACACCAAACTTGCGCAGCTTCCGGACCAGCTCCGTGTCACCTTGGACAGTGATCTGGTACGTCAAAACTTGTCTCCCATATGGAAGAACCGTGGCGCGTCATCGTCGGGAGTGCCTGGATAGCCAGTGATGGATTCCGATGTAGATAGTGCTGTACCAGCATCGTCAGTAAGGATGGAGGCACCGAGCCTATAGGTGTCAATAGCCGCCCTTGCATCCTTGAGCTTCTGGCGGCTTGAGGCGTTCCCGTAGGCACTGTCCAGGAGGAATGCAGAAGCTAGTTGAATAGTCAGCGTCCTGATAATCTCTGGCACCTGAGTAAATGGAACGGTATAGGCGCCGCTCAGTGACGCGTTGATCTCTGCCTCGGCGTCACGGCGCTTTTGCTCGATGACGCTGTCAGCCAAGTTGGTAGCGTTCTGGAAGCCCGCTTCATTGCGAATCTCAGACAGGCTGGCGTAGTGGGCGAAGTCGTCGCCCCGGAAGGCATCTGATGGCGCAGTCTCTTCTAGGGTGATCGGGTTGAAGTAGGTGTATCGATACCAGAAAGCACTGGAGCCGGTTGAGTCCCGGTAGTAGGTGGACATCTGATCTGGATCGATTGTCCTGGTTGTCAGGACAGTGAACTGGTCGTCGGCTGGTACGGTCCCGTCAACGTTTGGAGCGCGGTATATATGAATCGAATCGCCGAGTACGGCTGTGACAGGCTCATAGCGCGCGTGTGGCAGCTTGAGTGCTTCGGACAGACTGATCGTCATCTCATCAACCATGGCGTCAATGACGGCCTTCTCACAGCCTTCTAACGAAAGATGGCCGACGTAGATTGGTTGGCCGTCAACAAGTCCTTGAGTACTGCGCAAGAGCAGCGTTGTGGATTCGGGAACGTAATCAAGACTAAGTTCACTGCGTTCAACAATGTTTGATTCGTGGAATGAGTCTATTCGTAGGATTGTTGCCATGTCTGTTTCTATTTAAACATCAGGCACCAGCAATTAAAAGGCTAAGAATTCACCCTGATAGTCTTATCTGATGTGGGAGTTCCTGACGTCTCCAGAGGGGCCTTGGTGGGGTGAAGCTTCCATCGCAGGAACCTTCGTCATCATCGGCGCATTGCTCAGCCTCATTACCAGTTTCATCGTCGACCGGTCTAAGGCGAAGCGGGAACTAGCTCGACGGTTCGATAACGACATCCGAGAAGCTGGAGCGGCCTTTCTAACCAAGGCAGACGACTACGTTGAGAAGGCAGAACATGCCCAACACGCAGTTGAACGTCCAGCTCATTGGAAGGACTACACGGCAAACCTTCGTGAAGCTCTCGCCGCCAGACGTGCTGCGCAAGAAGCATTCGCAAAAGCGCTGCATCCCCTGTCCTTTGTTGCGCCTCATCCGCTCGTCCGGGCCGCGAGGGTGCACCGCATCCAGTGCGTCACTGCTGCCCTCAGTGACGAGATACTTACTCAAGCCACGAGGGAAGAGTTGAACAGCTCTCGTCAGAAGGTTGTAGATGAGATAAGACGAACGATTAAGCTCCCTGCTCTAAAGCCCAGCAGGCGAGCAAGGTTGCGCAGAGTGCTGGTAGCCCAGACTAAACAGTGGACCAAGAAGTCCTGGATGCTAGGTGGCGCTGCAGTTGTAGGAGTACTGCTCCTTGGCATGTGGATCGGTTCCCTTATTGGGTGACAAAAAAGCGGGCACCGACCCAGTTGGCCGACGCCCGCCTTTTCTGTTACCTAGCGCTTACCTTTGTCGTAGCAGTCAGGACAAACAGTGACCGATCGAAGGCCACCGTGATAGCCGCCGCAATGCTTGCACTTGAAGTTTGCACCTTTTTCGGTCGAAGAATCCTGCGCCATGTTGCCTCCTACACATACGAACGGACCAGTACAAGGCTGACCCTAAGGGAAGAGCAGAAGCTGTGACAAGGGCTATTGGTCTAAGGGTAAAAAAGAAAGAGGACCATATCGGTTGGCCCTCTTTTCATCTTGTGCCGAACTACTACTTCGAAGTGCTGTTCGTCTTGGCTTTAGCAGCTTCTTCAGCAGCTTTGTCAGCCTTTGCCTTAGCGTCTGCTTCTGCCTTAGCTTTGGCTTCTGCCTTAGCTTTGGCTTCTGCCGCTGCTTTTTCTTCAGCTAGCTTGGCGTCAGCAAGAGCTTTTTTCTCAGCGGCTTTGATTTTGGCTTCTGCCTCGGCTTTCTCAGCTGCAGCAGCTTCAGCACGAGCCTTTTCAGCTGCACTTTTCTTGACTGCGCGCAGCTCGACGAGCTCTTTCAAGCGGTCCTCATCAACGTCAATCGTCGATGCAGGAGCATGGTACTTACCTTCGATCACAACGCTTTGTGTAAGAGATACCTTCATAGCACCTCCTACAGAACGTCAGCGATTAGGTAGTAAACGTCGGTTGAGAAGATCACCTGATCGTAGTAGTCGTTGTTGCGAACATACGTGCCCTTTGGATCGTTTTCAGTCCATTTGTCAACGTATTGAGCGCCTTCAAGGGCCATTGTGTAGCCGCCATTGACTTGCATCAAACCTGGAGTGCTCGTGACGTACGTGAAGATCACGTTGTCGCCCCATAGGTCGATGATCTCAGGGTCATTGTCAGGGTTCTCGGTGTCTTCTAGTGTTCCCTGAGCTTTACCAACGCGGATGCTCTGGATGCCGAATGGTGCTAGAACGCGGAGGATTTCCGTCTCACCGATGATGCTTGCCTGTACGTACTGAAGCGCTCGATAACAGCCGGGTGGCTGATAAGTGCCAACCAGGCGTCGTAACCCAAGATCATCGTGTTAGGAAGCTTGAAAGCCTTCTTGCGGAACAACTTGAGGGCCGTGATCAGGGTATCCACAGGGTCAACGCCGGCATCCGTGAACTTAGAACCGCTAGTCAGCGAAGTGTTGTTGGTGATGATGCTCGTGTCGGTCAGAATCTTCGATGCGGCATACTCTTCAGAGAGCGCCATCTGACTCTTGATCACTTCTAGAGTCTGGCTTTCGATGTCGTACGCGCTGTCAACCAATTTGTACTGGTCCTTGGCGATGAACGCTTTGAGTGCCTTCTCAGTGAGTGGTCCCCATGTGCCCTTTGTAGGGTTGATGCTGATCTCGCGGGTCAGAGCTTTACCGGTTCGGGTTAGGTCTTGGCGGATGATCAGTGATTCTTTGCCCCATGACGGGAAGGTTCCCGATGCGGCCTTTACTTCGATTCGTGGGAAGACAAGCGGTGCGATTAGGTCAGCGTCTGGGTTCTTCCACAGCTGACTCATATTAGTGAGCGCTTGGTCTTTCTGGATGTCCATATTCAGTTTTGATCCTGCTTAAATTTGTTTGTTAGGCCGCGACCTTGTCGTGCTTCAGGTACTCGATCACGTCACCAGCAACACCAGCCAATAGGGCCTTGCCGAAGGTTACGTTGCCGGTTGCTGCAGTCACTGCTAGTCCGCTTGCGTTTGATGTTAGGTTCGCACCCTTAGCGACTGTTGCGCCAAGGCGGACTTTGAATGTGCCCTGTCCGTTTACTAGTGCGTATGCCGCAGTAGCGCCAACTTTGGCACCAGTTTCAACAACACCAGCGATGTCAGTAGCACCAGTAGCTAGTACAACTTTGTCGCTGGAGTTGAGTTTGACGATTTGGTATGGCTTCACTTCTGCTGCTGCTTCAGCTGCGCCGTAACCACCTTCTCGATGAGTAGTCATATCTGTCCCCTTATTCCTTACTGTTTTCGTTGTTTTCGGCCTGGAACTGCTTCTTCAGCCCGGCGTTAGCCTTGAGCACAGAGCGTGTCGCCTCACCGATGGTCTTGGCTTCACCCTTGCTCACGAGTTCTTGAGCCTGAGCGAATACGCGATCCACCACTGATGCACCCTCGCCAGCTTCATCACTGCCCTCTTCGCCTGCGAGAAGTGGATTCTCGGGCAGGTTGTTGATGAAGGTCTCTAGACGGGTGCGCTGATCACCAGCTGAAGCAAGCAGGAGATCAACAGCTTCATCGCTGTGCTCACTCTTGATGCGGCCGTTGGCGATGCTGGCTGCTACGAACTCTTGAGCTTCCTTCTTGGCAAGCTTGAGTGATGCTTCGCGGCCGGCTTTCGCGTCAGCTTGAAGTTGCTTAACCTGGGCGGCGGTAAGGCCACCTAGGGCGCTTGCTTCTAGCTTTGAAGCCTCTTCCGCGGCCTTAGCCTCAGCTTCTGCTTTTTCAGCAGCTTCCTTCTCAGCAGCTGCCTTGTCGGCTGCCTCTTTTTCTGCGGCTGCCTTTGCAGCTTCATCTTCAGTCTCTCCGAGTCCGAACGTTTTCAGCTCTTCATCGGTGAGATCTGCTTTATGCTCAGTAAGAAACGCCTTCTCATCGTCGGACAATTCTTCGAGCGGTTTGACACGTAGCTTATCTAGCTCCATATCACCTCCTTCATGGTTGTTATCACTGGCTCCGGATCTGGCGGATGCCATCACCGGTTTCAGCTTCTTTAGTAATGGATCATTGGTGAGGGTTGCCCCCGTCACCACGTTCTTGAGCATTTCCCCTTCCACTTCTGGATTTTCAAACGGCATCGTTGAAGGGTAGAACTCGATGGATATATAGCGGTACTCGTCCCGCTCAATCTTTTCTTTGCCGAGTGCCGTCCAATCGATAGCACCCAACATGCGGTCGCCGTCACGCCGAAGAGCATTGATGCGGAAGGCAGCTGGGCTCTCTCCACCTAGATGATCGAGAGTGCCTGGGAGAGGTTCAGTGCCGCGCACGCGGTAGACACCAGCATCAAAGTGGCGGACGGCTTCATCGATGTCAGCTTCCGTGACGTCGAAGTCACCGTGCCAAGGGGTTCGCCAAGAGCCAGTGTGAATCAATTCGATTTCTTTAGGAAGCTCACCTTCAGCGCTAGCGTGAACTTTTTGTGTAATACGGATCGATTTACTGGTTTTCATCTAGTTCTTAATTTGGATTAGACGAACAATATAGTCAATAGTGAAATTGCTAATAACCATAGATAATGCCACATCTATCGCGAGGGTGACATGCAGGCCGATCAACCTGCTTGCCGTTAGAAAGGGTGAAGAGCTTATCAATCGCTATCTCGCCTTGTTTGATAGCCGATTGACATAAGGGGCACGCGCCAATGAGTCCGTCCCACTTCTTTGTCTTGGCCCCGGTGCTGACGGCGTAGTGCTTCAACCCTGTTTGGTAGGCGTTTACGGGCTCCGTCTGTGAGATCAGCTGCGCTCGGATCGGGTTGTCGATGACCTTCATCAGGCGGACTGTCGCCATGTCCGCGTTCTCCCCCAGGGCAACGCTCTTAGCTACTGATTCGCGGATGATCTTGCGCGTCGTAGCAGTGACATTGGAAACCATCTGGGCCGTGTACTTCCTGGCTGCTTGCATGATGGCGTCGTCCAAGGATGCGAACTCAAGTGATGAGTAGCCGAGAGGTATCCCATAGACGGCCTCGCCTGCCACAGCTCCCGTTGCTACTAGATCAGTGATGACAGCAAGAACCGCGGAAGTCAGTAGCTTCTCTTCTTCGCTCCACACAACGTCGTCGTTATTAGCTACGGGACCAGCAGCAGCGATGACGGGCTTCGGCAAGCGTTCCCAGTCCACGTAGGCCGGCACCCGTTGAGCCAGCTCGTGCAAGTACTCGGCGACGTTCGTCTCTAGCTGTGCTTCTAAGTAAGTAAGCAAGGCAAAGGTGACAGGATCGGCCTTGTAGCTCCCCTGCCAGTCCTCAACAGCGACAATGGCCGCTCTGAGTTGAGTGCGAGCATCAAGCAGCTCTAGCCGCGTCACCGTAGAGCTCCTGGGTTATGGAAGCGTGAAGCTTACGGGCAGCCTCGACGTTCTTCTTGATCTCCGTAGCCGACTTCTTGTCCTTGGCTGACTCTTTGGACTTATCCACGTCTTCATCGTGTTCGCGCTCAGGGAAGCGAATAAGGGCGCGTACGTGGTCTTCATCCTCTTCTGTAGGTGTCAGGAGACCTGCGTCGGTGAACTTGGTAACTGCGTCCGCGATCTGCGTGACGTTGTCCTCATCGAACTTGCCGAAACGCAGCGTGGGGTAAGTATCGGTTGTGAAGTTGAGGTCGACCAGGGTCTTGATGACATAGCCCATGGTGTCGGCAATCTCCGCCGCTATCGCCTCGTTGGCCATCAGGAACAGCTTGGAATGGTCCTCGCTAGTAGAGCGGGTACCACTGCCCTTTGACGCGCCGATCTCTAGGAATTGCGCCAAGACGTTCTTGCTGATCTGGCGGTCGTGGTGATCTACGGAGGGGTGAATGTCCTTCAGGGTGCCAGCCTTCATGTCCATGAAGTTGATGTCCCAACCAACTGGCTCTTCTATGTAGGCCTCTTCGTTGGCGCGAAGGTTGATTGCAGCTGCCTTAGCGGCCTCCCTTTGCTTATCCGTGGCCCCAGTCGGGTACTTGATCTTCACGACACCGAGGGCTTGACGCTCATGGCCGACTGCATCGATTTGGTAGAGCTTGTCCTTGTAGAACCAGTGCTTATACGCAGCACGGAGGATTGAGCGGCCAGCATAGTTGTCGCCCTCTTGCTCGTTGGTGAAGACGATGATCTTGTTCAGCGGGATATGGAATGTCTTGCCATCTGTCGTCATCTGAGTGACGCCAGGGACACCCTTGCCCGCGTCCCAGGCAGTGATAGTCGTCTGTTTGCGGAAGGCGAGTTTCTTCAGGACGATGCGGAGCTTCCCGTCTACCTCTCGTGCCTCCAGGACCATTTCGAAGACTGAGAATCCGAACTCTAAGAACGTCAAGATCTCGTTGATCGTCTTCTGCCACTTGATGCTCTCGAACAGGTTGTAGTGCACGAAATCCCTGATCTCGACGTCCTTGGCCTCGTCTGATGCACCCTCCATGTACCACTTGGTGGACTTGACCGGGAGCTTCACCGCCTTCAGAGTCGCACCCACAGTTGCATCTGAGCGGCGCATCTCGTCATAGATACGGATCGCGTTTATGCCGGTGAGTTTCGAGTTGTACTCTTCGCCAGTAATAATGCCATTAAATATCTGGACTCCCGATTCCCCTATCTCAGGTCCGGTGACGTTTCGCTTTCTATTGGTATTACTAGCCATCTGCTTATCAATTTAAACTAGAAGCTGCTGTTTAACAATCCTGAAGTGATAGGTGAGCTATTAGAGCCCTTGTCGTCATTGGTCTCATACTCGAATTCCTGCGGCTCGTTAGCCTGGCACCACCAAGCAGCAAGAAGGCTGTCCGAATAGTCTGGTGATCGACCAAGGCGGACCTTTAGCTTCGGCTTGCTTTCGATGATTGTCTGCCGCTCTTTGTACTCGATGCCATGCGATGAAAAGTCACGCTTGAAGTCACTGAAGTATTCGACGGTTCTGAGCCAAAGGAGCTGACCCTTCTTTATGGCGTCACCCATATCCGAGTAGCACTGGGATCGGATGTTGTTGAAGAGAGGGATGACTCTGTCTTCCGGCTTCGGATCGTTAATGATGTTGCCATTTGGGTCGAGGCCGCGGATGCCCTTGGTAGAACCAGCATTAAAGGCCTGCACATAGAAACCGAGTCGGTTGCAGGCGTCCAGGACGCTCGTACCAATCCCTACGACATCAACTGCTGCTGAATCGTAGCCTCCCCCGCGCTCCTGGACCCATCCCATAAAGGCTTCTGCAACGAAGGTGCCAACGTCCAATCGATCGTCATCAACGGGGATAAGCAGCTTGAAGGCGTCAACCACTACGGAGCCCTTGAGCTCAGTGAAGATACAACCGTCGCCGCCGCGAGACGGGTCACAGCCAAAGAATGATCGAGCGCCCTTATCAAACTCATCGGTCTGCTTCAGGTGATGAGAGGCGACAAGTTTGCCCTGGTCGGTATCGAAGTCCCAGTCGCCTTCCATCAGTCGTCGGCGTTGAGCTTCCGGCAGATTGCGCAGCGTCTCTAAGTAGTTGCGGCTAAGGAACGGGTTATCAGTAGGTAAGGATCGGACGAAAGCGCGCTTGGCCGGCAACATCTGATCACCGACTTCAACAAGACCGTGGTCCCAAACTTGGTAGTCACCGCCCCCTCGCTTCATATAGGGCTCATAGAACTCGTCACGAATGAAGTTCTGGCTTGGGTTACAGGTCAGGACCGTCTTACCGGTCAGGCCATACTCCTTGTTGAGCATGCGGTTTTTGCGAGAGTTCAATGCCGACTGGGCCTTCGCGACAATTTCACCGACTTCCTCAAACACCACGTGCGTCAGTTCCAGTGATCCGAAGCCGTCGTATTCAGGATCAGAAGGCTTTGGCGCCAGATCGAGCAGGATTATCGAGCTGCCATTCCTGTAGTAGATGCCAGGGTTAGTGTTGCCCGGAGCCGTGTACTTGAAGTCAGCCTGGGTGACGCCAAGTAGAGGATGCGTCTTTGTCAGCAGCGTCACGACCGTTGTCTTGCCGAGGTTACTGATCTCCTTACGGGCCAGACCAATCGTGATGCCTGGATACATCCGGCACTGAATGACCATCCACAGAGTCACGAGCAAGCTCTTTCCGCCGCCGGCCCCTCCACCGAAAAGCAGCTCAACAACCAGAGGGTCATTGAGCAACTGAAGCGCGAGGTTTTGTTTAGGACTGAGTTGGATCTTGGGCATTGATGACCTCAACCTGCAAAGCGCTTGAGCCAAACAGGCCCTCGACCTTTCCGCTGTGGTCTACCTCTTGACGTTCCTTCCAGCCCCAGTTGTTCTTCAATGAGAAGGCCGCACCAGATGAAGCCTTACCGAACAGTTGCTCTTCAGCGAAACGATGAACGCGCTCTTTTGCATCCTCTATCGTGTCCAGAAATTCTCCCCTCTCACCGTAGTCAAGGAGGGTCTGGCGGGAGATGCCCAGGGCGTGAGCAAGGCCTGACATCGTGTAGGGCCGCTGTTCGCTGATCGTCTCATCTTCAGCCCAGTACGCCGTGCCGTCAATACGTTCCTTGCGCACCTTGATCTTGATGATGTGAGGATCGCAGTTACCGAAGTATTCCTCGATCTTTTGAGCTAGCTCTTCAACGCTCTGGATCTTGAGTGGTCGTCCTACTGGTCGTTTGTCGTCATTCTTTTCACTGTCTTGCATATGTGCCCCTATTTATGCACAAAGGGCGCTGAATTAAAAGACCTCAAGGAAGTCGGGTACTATTAGGCGACTACAAACGAAAGAGGATCAATGCTTGGATTTCTAACCAACCTTCGCGACATAAAGTCATCTCTAGTCTCAGGGATGATTTTACTGTTCACATTTTGGTTGGTGTTCGGGAACGCCTTTATGAAAGTTCCCAATGATGACAGCGTCACGGGTAACCTGACACGTACGGCCTCCTATCTTGGAACCCCTGGAACTCTCGCCGTCCTCGTCTTCATCGCTTACGTCGTTGGCATGGTCGCTTCAACGCATGCATGGCTTGATGTAGTAGAAGGATTCAAGGGTGGGAAAGTCGCCAACTCAGTTTCCAAATCAACGGCGGAGCGCTTTGCCAAGTTTCTCGGCGACTTGGTGGACGGGGTACAGAAGTATGTCACTGCAGTGGATCTTATTGCCGTACTCAAGCTAGAGGGAGCCGACTTTGATCGCATAAAGCACTACAAGGACGCTGACAGCCAGAAAAGAGAGATGAAGAAGCGTCTCACTGCCTACTTGGAAAACTACGTCCTAACTGATCTCAAGGTCCTAGCTGCTCAACTTCACACCGCCCATGATAAAGCTTGGGAGAAGTACGAAAAGGCTGCATCTGAAGCTAACTTCCGCGCCAGCATGGTCATCCCGCTGGCACTCATGACGATTGCACTCTCGTGGCGTATAGCGTCAGAAGGCAACATCGGACTGATGTTCGTGGTGATCGCGGTCATGTTGGCGATTCAAGTGGTCTTGGTACTCAAGGCGGCCTCAAAGCGGCATGAAGCCAACGAGGAAATCATCCACGCGATCGTGAACGAGAACATCGATGTTCCTCCGATCACCACGGTAAAAGCCCTAGGTGGCAAATAGCCAGCGGCCTTATGTGACGAAGAGAGGGAGCCCCTGGAGGCTCCCTCTCTTCGTCTCCCGGCTTAGTGCTTACTAACCAGCCCTGTGCACGAGGTACGCATAAAAGTTTTCACAGAATCGAATGAAGCTCGTATCCGCAGAAACGTCGGAGTAGTAGCCCGTCTCAGCGTCCTCTTCCCTGATTCCCATAACGCCGGCTGCCGTGTAGAGGCCATCCTCTGCCACCCGGCGGCACAGCAAGTCGTATCGTTCAAGGAAGCTAGCGGACTTGAACTGAGGATCAACGGACCCGTACGACACCCTAGGCCTCAGCGGACGAGTGGACTCGTGGCTTTCCTGTACCAGAATGAACCAGCCAAGGAACGGCCTTTGGTCTTCGCCATACTTCAGCGAGCGCCAGGATGCCCAAAAGTCGGTGGCACTACCGATGGCTTCTTCTTTACGGTTGTTGTAGTTCTTGCCCAAGTCCTTGATGCCCATGTGGCTCTTGAACTCAATGGCAGCAACAATGTCGCCTTCATGGGTCACGACCAGGTCCCACTGCTTGCTCGGCCTGTAGTAGCCGGGAAGAGCGATTGCCCCACGTCGCAAGCCAACCTGCGCGCCCGTAAAGCCGCTTTGCTCAACGAGCCATTGCATGACGTTGACGAACTGATTTAGTGCCTGACCGCCAGTGGCCTCGCCTCGGAGTCCCTGATCGACGCGGTCGCCTTCAGCGTTCTTTTTGCCTGCTGCCCTGCGAGAGGCCCAGTAGTACTGGACGGCATGCTGAGCTTCGTTTTCTATATCCCCCGGATTAAATCGCACTCACGCAGTCTGCTAGATGACAGCGCTTAAGTCACTTTCCGACACGTCATAAATCCGCGCCAATAAGTCGACCGTCAACTTCTCCCCTGTTTCGCCAGCTTTGATCATGAGTTCTTGATCCGCCGGCGAGATCGCACCCCACTCGGGCATTCTGATTCGTTTGAGGTTCTGTGCTTGAAAGCGTAGATAACCTCCACCGATCTTGACCGAGTAAGCCTTCACAAAAAGAAGTGCTATGCCCGAGCGAAGAAGCGCCTGCAAAGCACGCAGGTTCCATTCCTTTGAAGTGATGTAGTAAAGGTTGTGGTGCGGGTACAGCTTGCCCTCGTCGTAGCCGATAGCGTCGCCGTTGCCCTTGATGTCCGGTATCAACAGCTTGGGCTCCCACGTCAGGCTCGGCGTGATCCGGTCAATGGTCTTGTACCACTTCGAGGGATTGCTCTTGGCCGTGTGGCGCTTCATCAACTGCTCACGGTGTTCTTCTAGCAAGGCAGCGAGCTTCGGGTGTTTAGCGAGGTCCACCAGCCCAGCTTTCTCTGCGTCCTCCCAGGGATTTAGAACACCCTTGCCGGTCCAGTTCACTTCACCGTGATTCAGGTCTTTGTTCGTCGCTAGAGGCAGCAGCCGGCCTTCCTCGACGTCGGTTGTTGCATGATCCACGATGTAAGCCTTGTCAGCTCCAGTGGCAACGCCGATGCCTACTCGACAGCCGACCTCTTGGATCGTTTTGAAGTGGCTCTCCATGTGGTGAAGAACTTTCAACTCATCTCCGATGCCAAGCAGCCAGGGAGCTTCGCCCTTTGTCGCACGATCAATCACCCGAACCGAGGCGTTCTCTAGCTGCTTCTTCTTATCCGTCAGAGAGGCCTCAAGTTCCATGAGGTATGTCCTGCTCGCGTCCTCTGCCTTGGCAACGACCGTAGGGCCACGCTTGGCCCGCTCGATAACTGTGATTGAGGTGTAGGCGCCTACGTTGATATCGAAGGCATCGACGCCGTACATATCGACGTAGTACTGGAGGTGGTAATTGGCATCGACTAGAGCCCTCAGAGCCCGTCCATAGTCATTACGCGTCCAGGCATCGGAGCAGATAAAACTGAACTTACTTCCCTCATCAAGCAGTCCTAAAGACTTTTCGATGAACGGGACGTATAGATCAGCTCGACCAATCATGGTCTTGAAGGACTGCCGATATTGAGCGAGCATCACCGGATCAACAAGTTCCTGGCGCACGTAGGGCGGGTTGCCGATGACGTAGTGGAAGCGCTCTTCGAACTCGGACCACAGGAAATCCGCCTGGACAATCCAAGTCTCGGCTAGCTCGTGCGCTTCACTCTGCACGAATCCCTGTTCAATGAGGCGATCCTCTAGCGATTGACGGAAGCCTTTGAAGGTAGCTTCATCCAGCTCGACGGCTCGGATCGATGGCAGCAGCTCTCGGTAGTCAGTACCTCCGTGCTGACGCCAAGCGATAAGTACTCGATCTACAACAGAAGTAACGAACCGACCATCCCCAAATGAGGGCTCTAGTAGGCGCTGCTGATGGAGCGGCTTGTCAGTGGTGTAGCCGATCAGATCAAGCATGAAGTCGACGACCTGTTGACGCGTCGGGACCGCGCCTCGACTCTTTTCCTCGTGGCCGTAGACCTGCTCTGCAAGGGAGCGTTCGGGCAGTCCTAACGCGGTATCAGGGAGCAAGGAAGTCATAGCGGGAGTCACGCTTTCCGTCGAGTCAGCAAGGATGCACAAGAGAGTGCTCGCCCACGAAGGAAGTTAGGGGCAGGTGCCTAGTTTAGTCGCTGCGGCACCTACCCCGAGGAAGGCGTACTTACAGCCCAGCGATACCCTGCTGCATCATGGCGTTCAAGGCATCGACGCCACCCTGGACCGTACCGGTAGCCGCGAGCTCAACGAGCTTCAGTAGGAGCGCCTTTACCTTGCCGCCGTCAGGAGCCGAAGAGTGGATCTCTTCCTCGACCTCGTTCACGACAAGCTGAGCTTGGGTAGTTACGTCCTCAGTGACACCAAGAACTAACGGGTTCACCATGGCGCGGACAGAACCAAGAATGCGCTCTACTACTTCAACCTGCCCCTGCGTCATTGAGTTGGACTGCGTGACATTAGAGCTTTGCAAGGCCACATTGACCGACTGTGAATCCGTGATGGTGACGTTATTCATGGTGAATCCTGCCGACGTGAGTGCCTGGTTGACCGACTGTTCCGCTTCTACTATCCGCATGCCCTTGGGAGTAACGGACGGACGCAGCAACTCGCCGCCAGATGCTTTGTGGCCCTTGATGTATTCCTCTTCCAACAGCCACTGGGTTGCCCGGTAAAGCTCTTCCAGTGAGTACTTATCACCCAAGTACTGATTACTGGCTGATTCCAGGAAGTCGCTGATGCCTAAGACATGACCACCACTTATGTCCTGCTCGTAGAGCCAGTTGAGCACATCGTCACGAAGGCGGCGGGTGCGGCGACTGGGGTTCGCTCGTAATTCTTTGAACTCTTCCGCCACGTCTACGCCATCTTGATTCAGAACAACGGTCTGGATGCCTGCGCTAGCTGCTTCAAACGACAGCCACCCGCGTTCCTGAAGCGCCTCCAGGTCACCGGTCACGCTCTGTCTCGGTAGCCCGCGATGCTTGGCCTCGGCATAAAGCGCACTGACACCGACCTGACGATTGCCGTCAAGGTGTTCGTAGTCGGTGAGAGCGGAAATCAGTTGAAGGTGCCTTAGTCCTGTCTTGGACTGAGCAAGCGATTCAACTACGGACAATGGGTCCCCCTAAAGAGTGCTAACTAGCTTGGCTCCCCCACTCTAGCCACCAGGTCCGACAATCTGCCGTCCTGCGCTGGGGCCGCCTGTGGATTGCAGAGGAATGCCTGTGGATAGGCACTACATTCGAACGTATGTTCTATAGTTATCGCCATGAACAAGCACGGCTCCCCCGAAGACCTGACCCGCATGATGGCGAGGATGGAAGCGGACCTTGCCCGTCCGGACCCTACTGACGGGGCCATCATCGACTTCCCGCGAGGTGAGGCTCCACTAGTCCAAGCTGGTGACATCCGTGGCACTGCCGTTGCTTATACGCAGCACTATGGGCTGGTGGAGTGGAAGGACCAGACAGGCTTGCACTTCCAGTGGTTCCTAGGGACTCAGATCAAACGGGTGACCGAACCTCGCTAGCGCACGTTCTCGGACCCAGGCATCACCGAAAATGCTTGAGCTTGAAGCGGTATTGCACCACTTATGAGCCGTCCTCAGGTTGTCTAGATCGTCATCCCCGCCGTCGATGACCCGAATGATGTGATCCAACGTCGGATATTGATCCGCAGATGGGCTGGCATCAGGATCAGTGGGGAGCCCGCATATCTGACAGATGAAGTTGTCACGTTCAAGAACAGTCTGGCGATGTCTCCCGTGGAAGGTGGCGCGGCGCTGCCCAGTTTTGGGAATCGAATCGGTCACGTCCTTCCTCTTCTTGCACTCAGCACATCGGCAGTCATCCTCTCGTCCCACTCGTTCAAGAAACGTTGCCCTGCATCGCACATGCTGTGCAGGGAAGTCACCTAGAGGTGTGCCAGGTTCATTGCGGTCCAAGCCAATCGTGTATTCAAAGGGAACTTTCTCTTCGCAGTTCACGCACGACCCGAGCTTGGCGAATCTGAATGCCATATTGCAGGAGTAACAACAAAAGAGCCTGCTCTTTTGGTGCGACTCAAAAGTGATCCCACAACCCTTGCAAGCTACTTGTGCCCTGTACACAGTTCCCCCACTATTCAGCATCTCTTATGTCTGCATCAGACCCTACCTGCCAATGGGTCGAAGGACAGCCAGGATCAAACGCATCAGAACACAAAAAGGACGGCTCTCGCATGGCCGTCCTTTCGCTTTACCACCACGTGGCTTTCTTGATAATCGTGCCGTAGTTGTTGGTGCAGCTTCCGATACATAACCAATACGCCTTAGCCTTAGTCCAGGTCCCATAGCGTCCAGTCATGTAGTTGGTGAACCACTCGTCCTGACAGGCGTAGTCGTCCAGGGAACAAGGCAGCTTGCTACACGGAAGTGCTTGGCCGATCCCGCACGCGCCTGACTCAGGATTGATCGCGTTGGTACGGTTGCCGCTTTCCCTAAAATAGATGAACTCCTTAGCCTCTGCTTCAACATCGCCTGTGGCTTGCGGAGAGGCCGGCTGCGGCTGTTCTGCCACGCTTACCGGCTCATCAGCCGTCTTTGGTTCTTCCGCTTCAACTGGAGGCTCCGGCGTCGTTGCTACCTTCTTTATTCGAACAGCGCTGGTAGCTACTACTGCTCTACGGTTTTTGACACGATCTTCATGTCTTGAACCACTGATGCACGAGCGTCACTGTGAATGTTGATGCTGACGAAGTATCCGCCGATCAGTCCCAGGCTTCCGAACACGAAGGCTGTGATGACAACTGTCTTCACTGTCTCCCAGTTGATGCCCTTTTTAGGTGCGTCTAGGCTCTGTGGTTTTACTGCTGCTTCTTTGCTTGTCATGATGTTTCTACCCTTGCCCACTTGGGGCGTTATTTATGTTTGTTTGGCTGTAGAGCCAGAACTGGACGGAAGGAGGGGACATCCCGGCCAGATCTCGGTCTACAGGTTCATGCAGTTACATGGCTGCTAGTAGTGATATTCCCGGTGTGACTAAAAGGTGTTAATATACCGGATTTTTGCTTTCTTCATAGCACCCGACCGAATCGGACCATGTTCAGCTGTCACACGTAAGTCACCACTAGCTGGTCTACATAAGCGGTGCAGTCGAACACCAAAAGCCTCCGTCAGTTTCAGCTAAGAGCCTACGCATCTAGGTTGCCTATGTAGCCATGAAGTGCGCAACAGTAATTGCTAACAAAAAACGAATCCTTTCAGATTGCTTAGTTGTTCTGATGCGCCCATGTAACTGTACGAATTGTGAAGGTTCATCTTCAACCGCTTCGACCAAGCACCTCAATGACGTTTGACTCTTACGTTTCGAGTCGTGGAGTGGATTTCACACTCTGCCGTACTTGTTGCTCAGTAGGAGCGGTTGAATTGTTTGTGTGCTAGTTCTTATTGAACTGCCTGTATTTAAGCACGAATAGCAAAAATAAGCAATACTATTTTTTGCTTGGGCTGTGGATAAGTCGCCCATAACAGAGGAGAGGAAATTCCTCTATTCTTCAATAGCTTTCTGTTCTTCTGTCTCCTGAGATAAGAGAAAAGCTAGGTTCTGCTCTACCAACTCAGGTTGAGAACCGATAGTAGGCGTGCGGTCATAAGCGTTGATCTCACGAGTAGACAGAGTGCGGTTGATAACAACAGGTGCACCGTCTGGCCCTGGGTACTTCACAAACAAAATCGCACCAATCTTCACTGCTACGCGTGGGACGTCTGCATAGGCGGTCATAAGCTCTACTGAGCTGCTGACGTTGGTTGCATCGACGCTTGCCTGCTTCTCCTGTACATGCAGACGTGCGTAGTGTTCAGCCTCTTCTACGATTTCCTTAGCTTTCGCTTTAGACTCCGCAATGATCTGCTGGCCCTTGTCTCCCCCCCAGTAAGCCTTGAAGCTGGCGAGGATTGAGCCACGTTCTACCTCAGTGATAACCGGTGTCATGTAGCCCAACTCATGCGCGATCTGCTGCGTTGCTTTGACTACCCTCATGGTGGTGACCGCGTCGTCGGTATCCAGGAATACAGAGATGTGGATGCTTGCATGCTTGATGACCGACTCTTGCGCGGTGCTCGCCACTAATTCCGCTGCTTTAGCGACAGCATCAGCAAGACTACGAGCAGTGGAATCACCAGTAGTGCGGTCAGTAGAACGAGCTGCGGACGACTTTGCTGCAGACGACTTTGCTGCAGACGACTTTGCTGCAGACGACTTTGCTGCGGTGGACTTCGCTGCGGTCGACTTTCCTGCGAACCTACCGCTGACGCTACGTCGGAGCTTGGCAATCTCCTTGTCGATTTGAGCAACGCGCTCCAGGTCGTTCTGGCCCAGAGCTACTCTCCGCCGTTTATGCAGGTCTTCCATCTGCTTGCGCTTCTTGCTCCGCCCGATGAAGGATTTACCCGCTGCTTTACCCTTGCTGAGTGCGCTACCTAACCGCTTGTTCACCATTGGATGATGCTAACAGTGTGGCTGCGGAAGACACTCTTAGACCTGCTGTAAGATTTCCCGGTGGCTGAGCTGGAAAAACCAAAGATCAAACCCCGTCATTGGGTCGCCCTATGGTCGAAAGACGAGAAGTTCTGGAAAGACGTAGCAGCTAACACGGTGGCTGGCATCCTACTCGCGCTCATTGTCTACTTGTTCGGTCTTGCAGCTGGATACTTCCAACGTCCCAACTGGACACAGGAAGCCTTGCCGGTCTTGGCTAGCATTGCTTTCGGAACGGCTGGCATAGTCGCCATTTACATTCTGGTTCTGCTGATACAAGGCGGACAGCCCAAAGAGTTTAGAAAGCACCTCTGGATGGCGCTATACGCAACACTAATGGGTGTGGCGGCGATGTACTTTCTCGCCACAACTCTCTAGTGGACCAGGGCAATAGACCCTGACTCCCCTACTACTCGTAGGAGCGGACCAAAGCAAACCAATTACAAGCTATTCTTACGCCTCCGCCAATGCTCACGTATCTTCATACGGCTTGCCAGTTGGGATCTGTTCCAACGAAGGTTTCTCAATAGTTCAAGTGCTCTGTAAGTCGGGCCTGTCGATATTTAGTCACGGTAGGCCATACCTGAGAACACTCGCACCGATAGTTTTTCCAAAGGTCGCGAAACCGCCACCTTTGATCAGGCTACAAACTGATGTCTTATAAAAGCATTTACACAATCGACCTCATGGTTCATAATCAAAGGCAGCGAGAAGCGTACACCCACTAGAAATAGTGGGCTTTCTTTTATCTGAATCCCTAGCCTAAGTGTGTGGCTCCGTACACATCGCGAGAAGCGTACGGGCTGCCGTCCATTATGAAGCATCGAGCCTTTGAGTCAATCGTGACTATTTTACAACTGTGGATAAGCTGCGGATAACTATAGGCAAACTGGGGATAATCCTTCATACTACGGGCATGAACGAAACTAAATCAGAACCGCTTTCTCTATTCCGCACTATCAAAGTTCCTGTCCTCATCATGCCCCGCCCTAAGACAGCTATCTTGGCGGACATCAGAGAGAACGCTAAACGCAAAATCTATCTACCACGTAATAACGGTTAGTGTTACACTCAAGGCAGATTATATAGTCGCCTCGCAGCCTTGTAATCTTGCACATTCCGTCGGGACCTCCTCCCACCAAATTCACAACAACACAACCAAAACACTCCCACCGAAAAAGCCGCCTATCTAGGGCGGCTTTACTTATAGGCTTTCGCACTCGCAGCATATGCACCAGTACGATCCACTGTCGTCTAGTGCTGCAAGTATGTGCTGATGATCGGCAATCATGAGGTGAGGCTTATCCACATTCCTAACGTGCTCGCCAGGGCGATGAAGTGCCAAGAGTTGAGTACATGTTCATCTTTGCGGCTATATCGTCTTACAGGACGCCTCACGGCTTTACGCGGTTTATAGCGGAGTGGAGAAAGATCGAGTATCTCTCCCCCATTGGTGTTTGTTGGTCCAAGTGATGTCTTGACGATCATGCGGCTTTCTCCAGATAGTCAGGACACCGCCGTAACTCCTCCTGGAACTCTTCATCGCGAACTGGGTCATGCTTCTGCGTTTCATAGTGGTTGACCATGCCGTCCGCGATGATCGCTTCCAGAGCACTGTCGTCCAAGTCATCGATGAAGTTCGGTAAGTCATAGGCATAGCAAGCGCAAACGTTCTGGAGCGCTTTCGCTTGTAGTTGATCACTAGTGAGTACCGGCTTCACCATCTTCTTATCCCCGTACCTGTCATGCTCAATGAAGAAACAGGGTATGCACTGAACCGGAGAATTGCGCGTGATGGCCTCGTTGCTGCCGTCAACGTACTTGCGGTAGTGCATGCCGCATAAGACCTTTGAGCAGTTGGAGCAGGTGTGAAGCTGCTTTCGCCAGTCCTTCGGCTTCTTGAATACCTGGATGCCGCAGTCGGCGCATGAGGACGCCACTAGACAATCCTCACGCGGTACGTTTCAACGTAGCTGTAGATACTGGCACCTTCGCCACAACCTGGGTTATAGCGTCCGCCCTGGTTCTTGATCTTCTGAAGCTCTTCTATGGATGGCTTGAACCATTCACTTACGTCTGCGCTCATTCCGTCGATCATGCTGTCGAATGATGCGCGGCGCTGTAGCTCAATCTGTCCACGGCGAGCTTTTGCATATAGCTGATTGAAGGTCATGATACATAGCTCCCCGTATTAGTCTTATATACGCTATAGCGCCGACTCCCCCAAACTTTACGCACCCAGACCTTGCTAACAATGCCACGGTCCTTTAGTTGTTCAAGGACTCTGGGGTTATCTACTACGGATTCAATGGGACGAATTCTTGAAATGATCCACACTCTGCCGGCGAGCTCTACGGTTGGTCTAGCTATATTCATGATGTTACTTACCCCGGCCTATTGGCCTTTATCTTTATTACCTCTTTATTATGCGCTTACCCCTATAAATACGCAATACTATTTAGGCATAATAAGATGTGGTTAAAACAACATCATGACAGCAATAAGCCAGGGAAACTTTCTTGCTTCTGGACTCTGAACAACTCCGTAGCCTCTTCAGGGCCGCTATTGATTAGCCAGGCGATTTCCTTCAATCGATCATCATCAGGCACCAGGAAGAGCACACGCGGGTATACGGCCATATCTGCCTCCGTGGCGTGTTGGTAAGCGTGCCAGTAACGGGCGAGCTTTTCCTTTAGTTGCTTTTGGCGCTCTGTGCCCATGTCTATTTCTATCCAGAGGCTAATACTCATGCGCTTGCTGGGGATGCCTAGTTCAACGTAGAGATCGGGGCGAAGGTCCGCACCTGCTATTACTCGCCACGTATCCGGCTCTGTTGCCATGCCTATTACTTCTATGGTCCCCTCACGTTCCAAGCGCTTCAGACCTATGAAGGCATCAGCTATAGCAAGCGTGTGATAGTGAACAGACCTGTATGGGTAACCAGTCTCCCGCCCTATGTACTTACGTCCTTGTGTGCCGAGCTGGTACACGTAATGACCCGAGCCGGCCCCTGTTCCGCCGATGAGCCGCCGTTCAATCCGTGACAGATGACGAGACTTGAGAAGCCTATTTAGAGCACGGCTAGGACGTGTAGGGCTTGAACCACCATGGAAAAGAAGCTCCGAAATTTGGCCGGAAGTGAGCTGTCCAAAGCGGGAAACAGCCTGGACAATTTGACGGTCGCGATCGGTCGCAAACATGCTCTTAGTGTATACGTGAGTAGTACGCGCGCCTAGAGCAATGTTTCCCCAGGTCAGACGCGGTTTGGGCGGTAGCGACCTCCACATCACCTGCACACCCGAAACCACACGACAGATGTGATTGCTTATTTATCCACAGCCGAGCAAAAAATAGTATTGCTTATTGTGCGCTAATGCTTCATAGTGATGCACAGCGAAAGCGAGCCAACAATTATTAGGGCTTATGCAATTAGCTAACTATCCAATAAACAGCACTAACAAAGGGGTAAGTATCATCATAAAGGATTCTCACAATGCCAAAACCAATCACCTTCAAACGACCACCAAAGGTAAAGGGCCATGCGATGGTGCCTATGTATCTCAGAACTGACGAGATCGATAAGCAGATCGTCCAGGACTTCGCGGCCAGAGTCACAGAGACAGCAGGTATCAAAGTATCCTCAGCCAACGTCCTCATGACCAGCTTCTACCAACAGTGGCCTGAAGAACGCAAGAAAAAACTAAGACTAGAAAAGGAGGCATATGGCCGAAAACGCACAAACAGCAGCTGATAAAGCTTCAACACAATGTATAGATCCCCAGCCGCCACAGATACCACCCGCAATCGCTAAGGCCTTGATAGCCGTCCAAAAGACACTCAAGCCTCTTGAGCGATCAGCCGAGAACGAAGAGTACGGCAGTAGCTTTACACCTTTAGATGAGGTAGCGACGGCAGCGTATAAGTTGCTTGCCAAACACAAAATCGGTGTTTCGCAGCCGCTCACAACCCTGGATGGCTTAGCTGCAATCAGGACGATTCTGTTTTGTGAAGACGGGACCAGCTACCAGGACGTCACAAAACTAGCCCTAGCGAAGGTTGACCCGCAGAGCCACGCATCCGCGATCACTTATACACGAAGGTATGCGCTAATGGCGCAACTTGGTCTTACGTCTAAGAACGATGACGACGACGGCAACCGAGCTAGTGGAGTATTCCTGAAGCCAACCGACGAACAAATAGAGCAAATCAAGTCTCTATGTCTCGCTATGAACTATTCCAGCAAGGACATTGCCGCTCAGGTATGGAAGATCAAGACTAGGGATCATGCAACGCTGACGATCCTGAACCTCAATAAGATGATCTCCCAGCGCGTAGGGGACATAGAGGCCTCCGATAGAGCACTGAAGATTGAACAGGGAGTGCCTGGCGGTGAACACATAACAGTAGTTACCGATGACGAGATCAACCAAGATCCCGATTCTAAGAGCCTTGAGTATCGTCTAGACAACCTAGGACTGGCTAGCAAAGGGATGATCAATAAGTTCATCTTCTCAATCACGGGTAAGCCCTTCCTGACGAAGTGCACCCCTGCAGAGCGAAAATTACTGACTACCGCACTAAATGCTGTCGAGTCGGGGACACACGAGCTGCCCGATGAGTGGTACCCAAATAACAAGCAGCCTGCCCCTAGGGAGCCGTCAGCATGACGCTACGAGAGCGCGCCCAGGAAACGATCTATCTGATCACTAGGGACCTTACGGCAAAAAGGCTACGGGAAGTCGCCCGCCTTTTGCCGGTAGATGTAACCGAAGCAGCTGAGGAGTTCGCCTACGAGTTCCTACCAAGGGTTGCGCATCCATTCATACATGAGATGACGGCGACCAATGTCAGTGTCCCCTACGAGCTCTATGAGATCGCCAAGGGACGCGAGTTGGCAGAGAACGAAACAAGTAATGAGGTGAGGACCTCGGAGAACAAGTAAATGTCCGCAAGAAAACGAATCAACAAGACTAAGTTCTACGCGATCAACCGGGACATCAAGATCCCTGGTAGTGCAGTGAAGACCATCGCCGCCGTCCATAACGTCAGCGAAGAGACAGTACGCACTATCAAACGTGCAAAGACATGGCCGCGATTCGAAGCCGCTAAAAAGCTGAAGAACGAACGCCGCCAGCCTACCCAGGTAAAAGAAGCGGTCAACCCTCAACTCGCCCTGGTGACTCCAGAGAAGCAGCTAGACGAGATCACTCAAGCACCTGAAAACCAAATCCGGCCGCTACCTTCCGAAGGACCAGCATCTGAGATCAAAGTACTAACCGTCAAAGAGTGGGAAGACATGAACCGAAAGGTGGGTCGTCTGCACACACTGGTTACCTACAAGCGACGCAAATCACTCCTAAGCATTTTCCGGAGGACGAAGTAGATGGCGGGCACTAAGGCGGGTGGCCTAAAAGCGGCCGCCAAGAACTTAGCTAAGAACCCCAACTTCTACGCTGAGATCGGCGCGAAGGGCGGAGCGAACGGGACCACCGGCGGTTTCGCTGCATATATGGAATGCACATGCCGACGCATTAGAGGCTCACACCACAAAGCGCAGTGCGCGGGAGCCAAGGGCGGAGCCATAAGCCGCCGCAAAAAGGCAAGCACGAGCGCTTAGGCACCTGGACGCTCGGCTTGCCAACATAAGCACCTTGAGAATTGGTTGGGTCCTACAACATATATTTTACGACCCAACCAACAGGGGTGAGCCTAAAAAGCCAACGAGACCATCCCTCCCCCGAAAGTCAATGAACAGGGGTAGGGGTCTAGCGAAGTCAGCAAAACATGTTGATGCGTCTATACAAGACGTAAATCCGGTGGTCTGACTAGCAATCAGTCAAAAGCAGCTATTTTCGCCGCTCATGCCGTCTGCTGGAAAACTAACTAACTGTTAGCGGTTTACAACCAGCAGGCGGCTTGGGTTACGACCCACAGCATAAGGACGGTCAACCGTCAAGGAACAACAGAATGAAAGAAATCAAACTCAAAGTTTGGGATACGAAGCATCAATGCTGGTGGAACTTTGACGACCCTGCCGGTGACTTAGATGAAGACGCAGTCGATCTTGGCGGTGGGCATGTCATCGAGTTCAAGATGCCCGAAAGACTCAAGCTGGTGCAGTACACAGGACGCCAGGACGAGAATGATGTCGAAATCTATGCAGGCGACATCATCACTCTCATCGATAAGGCGAGCGAGTATACAGAGAAGGTCAGTCGTGAGAAGTTCGGGGCCTTCATCGTGGAGTGGTCAGAACATCTATCCGGCTGGTACCCAAAGTCTTTGAACGGATACGAACCCGACGAAACTTGGTGGGATACCTGGGAAATCATGGTTATCGGCAACATCTACGAAAACCCTGAGCTGCTTGAGGGTAAGTCATGAAAGTCGCCTACCCCATCCTCATAGTCGTGGCTCTTGGCTTCGTTGTATGGGACATCCTCACGCTGAACATTGACATCTACACAGGCGTGGCATCCGCAGCGCTTTTCGCTCTCACAGTTGGTCTTGGTGCTTTAGAGAAGCGGGAGCAGCAGTTATGAGCGAGTTTGATAAAGCGCTGGGAAACATCGACGTGAAGTACTCAGCCAAGATAAGGCTGATTCAGAAAACTACTGTCAGCGACGATGAAGTGCTAGCCCTATTTTTGAAGGCTAAGGCCGATAAGGACGAGGCCATCAAACAAGCAGTAGATAAGTATGTGATCGGGGCAAACGTAGAAGTGCCTCCGGGACCGCGAGCAGCGGGCAAGTCCTACGCCACTATTCACAACCGCATCAAAGAAGCACAACGTAAAAAACTATGGGGCAACCACGAGGCTGGTGATGTCTCCTGAGCGCCGCACTAGAAATCCCGAACGCGAGCACGCTCAAGACATTCGGTGGGCCGAGCTGCTAGAAGAAGCGCTCACTATGCCAGGAAGCATGGGCAAGACCTACAACCGCTTCTACAACTACAGCTTCACTAATCAGCTCCTACTCTTCATGCAGGGTGTCAGAGAGCCTGTAGCGACGTATAAGCGCTGGCAGGACATGGGCCGACAAGTACTGAAGGGCAGCAAGGCAAAGAGCATCCTGCGGCCTGTCGCTTACAAAGAGACGAACGATAAGGGCGAGGAAGAGTCTAAAGTCAAGGGCTTCAAAATGGTCAACTGCCTGTTCACCGCTTCCGAGACTGAAGGCAAGGAACTCCCGCCGTACGAGATCCCTGATTGGAATCCGGAGCTAGCACTGAAGAACCTCAACATCGAGGAAGTGCCGTGGGACGGACTGGACGGCAACAGCCAGGGTTACAGCTTCGGACGTAAGTTCGCACTCAACCCAGTAGCGGCCTACCCACTGAAGACGATGATGCACGAGATAGCGCACATCGAACTCGGTCACACTGCCCCAGGGTTGGCGCAAAAGGAATACCAGCAGCACAGGGGCCTAAAAGAGTTCCAAGCCGAAACGACGGCCTACCTACTGATGAACGAGCTAGAAATGACTGAACACATGGACATGGCAGAAAGCCGCTCCTACGTGCAGCACTGGCTACATGGCTTGGAGCGGCCCGATGATGCATCTATCAAGCAGGTTTTGACGGCAACCGACAAGATACTGAAGGCAGGCCGATTTGAGCCAAGTAAGGAGACCAATGATGAAGTACGGAATTAACTACGGCCCGGCAGCACGCAAGATATTCGCTGGTCGCCTAAACAAAGCCAACACCATGATGCTGGACGACAAGGAAGATGTGACACTACACGCAATTGAAGCTGTTGGCCGCTACGTCATGGAGAATCATGCAGGCTCGGGAGCACTTGAGGTCGGGGACAAAGTATTAGTGATCGAAGCCCGATATGAGGATAAGCCTGATGCCACCCGAAGATGACTACGAAATCCTAGAGATCAATAAACCCTTGAATATTTAGCTGATTTCGTCATAATAGCGCCCAGAGAAATAGAAAGTAGTTGCCCGTCTGAGTTCGCTCAGGACCACCGCGTCAGACCGAGCTGTCATGACAGCGGCAACACTACCCCTCGTACCTTGCAATCTTCCCTCACCTCTACTGCCGGTGCGGTCATGGTGGCAGTACGAAACCCCAGGATGTCTCGGGACATCAACCCAACGGAGGTGAGCAATAGAAATTATTAGAAGGAGGTCATGCGTGAGCGTCTCAAGTGAAAAAGGAAAGAGCCTAGAAGATGAGGTTGCCAAGATCCTCAAGAAGAAACTTGGTGCACGAGTATCAAGGGACAAGCGGAGTGGCGCTGGTTCACATCAGAAGATGGACCTCAACGACTACTTCCAGGACACTCCCCTAGACATCGAATGCAAGAACCACAAGGCGATCAAGATAAAAGAGTGGTTCAGGCAAGCAGTGGCCGGCTCCAGCATCAGCCGTATACCAACCGTCGTGTTTACGTCCGACGATGAAGTGCTAGCAACCGTCCGCTTCAGTGACCTAGTAGACCTACTTGCAGAAGCGCAGCAGCAGCGAGTTGAGATTGCGGACCTGAGGCGACCAGTCATAGATGAGGGCAAGGTCA